AATCTTTTGAATACTTAATGCAGCGCCATTGATATTTGCTTCATATCCTGTTTGAACCAGTTTTCCGGTTCCAGTACCAGATACAGTTAAAGTCTGTATAAGTTGTCCATCACTGTAATAAGCAACCGGAGAGCCATTGGCACCATATTCAGCAACACCGTATTCAGAAATGCCTTGTATTGGAATTAAGGCATTATCTGATAAATAATTATCAGTTAAATCAAACGCCCATTTAAAAGTGACGTATTGATTTGTTCCGCCAATAACAACTATTGATATTCTTTTAAGAACAGAAGTCTGAGATACGTTTCCTAAATCTGCGTAGTTGGTGTAATACTGCATCCTGTAGGAAGAACCGTCATCTTGATAACCGGTGTATTTCATTACATAACCAGTTTTACCAAACAACAAATCTCCGTTAGCTCTGGAATAAAGAGCTTTTGGATCTATAGAATTCCAAACGGTTACTCGTAACGAACCATCTTGTAATTGTCCCCTAGTATCAAAACAGTAAACCTGTTTTACAGAAGGCAAAGTAATCAGATAAATTGCGTTTCTTTCAGAGAATACAGACTTAACTTTTGTTAAATCCTCACCTGCAACAATATCCATTAAGTCGTTGCGTACATTCTTTGAAAGATCACGGAAAGGTAGTGATTTCTCTTGAATTGTTCTCATTAACGAACGAACGCCAGTATTGGAAAGAAACAGTATGTCCGTACCAATAGCTTTAACACTGTCTCTAGCAATACAACCAGTTCCAATAATTGCATCATCAATTACTAAATCGGCAGGAGTTGTTGCGTTTTTATAAACAAGAATCTGATTCTTGCCAAAGATGAACAAATATCCATTATGAGATGCAAGAGCTTGGATTTCATCTACACCTTCACCCCAAACCCTAGATACATTAAGACTTCCTGCGGTTCCAGTATTCCAAATATGACCAGCAAGTAAATCTGAGAATGAAATTGTGACTTTATCAGTAGATGTATTAGCCACCCATAAGCGGCCATAAGCACTGAGAACAATGTTTGCACTTGGAACAGTACCAGAGTATCCAGTCTTTTCAGATACCCTGCGATAAGTAGTTGTGCTAACTGCTGGATCGTAAATTAACGGATCGTGACCAGTCTGAAAGAAATATGCGATATTGTTTAATGTCGCAATACTCCAGTTGTTAGCAGAAATGGTAGGTGCAGATCCACCGCCACCGTAGGTAAGCTCAACAACTACATTGCTGGAATTAAGTTTAAATAACTTGTTATTCGCAGCAAATAATATAGTTGTAGTTCCATCTGATTCTACAAGCTCGTGTAAAGCCTGAATGTCATTTGACCCAACAGCGCCAGAACTTGAATTTACCTTTGCGTAACCTTTTCTTGAGCCAATACGTCCATATTGGTCAATAATGCAATTCGTAGCATTTAAAGCAAAACCAGCGGCCAAGTCTAAAGGAGAGTCTTGGGTATTTAATCCATAAAACCCTGGGGCTGCGATAGCAAATATTTGAAGTTGTTGCGCCATTAGATAGCAATAAACTCTTGAGATTCAGGATAGCGAGTAGCTTCTAAAGCAATGTAATCTGAGAGCATTTGACGATAAAGTTGATAAGCCTCAGAACCATTAAGTCCACCATCTTCACCGCGCTCAACTAACGCCCTAGCGTAGGCATTTTGAATTACTAGATCATCGGCTACTTTAATAACAGTAGAGTCTGAAGATAATTCCGCTTGAGGAATAATCAGAGAGAATTTAAGCGAGTAAGCACTATCAGGGACAGGGAATACGTTTACTTTCGTGTCGTAACTTCCATCAACACCATTAAAAGCATAGTAAGTAGGGATATTCTGAGCAGGGGTACCAAAGCTCAAATACCTATTCATTTCAGCAAATGAAATGTTTTGCAGAGGAATCTCTGATGTTACATTGATAGCATCTGAAACCCTAAACTTATTACCACTACCGGTAACAGAATATGAACTAACTCCAGCAGAGGTAGTTACTGTTACATTGGTAAATAATGCGTTCCAGTTAAAAGCATCTTCGACTTGGCGTTTTGCATCGTTTACAAACCTACCAATGAGAGTAGAGTAAGACGTTTGCGTAACGGTAGATACCTGGACTTCACGGAGCCTGACAAGAACATCATTAACCGCTTGTAAATATGTTTTGCTCATTCTCTTTGATTTCCTTTAAGAAGAAGCGTCAAAATCACGGTAAACGTGCTACCGGCTTCTGGCGTAACTCTGACTTGATCGCCTTCCTCAAGCACTACTAAAGCATTGCCATCTAGCGTTAAATAATCTTTAGAACCAAAATTGTACTGACTAAGAATGTCGTAAGTCAGCGCAGCACTAGAGTCATACCAAGTAAGTGTTAAATTCTTGGTAGAACCAGAAGTGTTGTGCATATACGAAAGATTCCAGAGGGCGCGATACCCCGTCGGCACTGTGTACAGTGTCGTTGTAGATCCGGCAGTTGGGGTTGCGCCTACAGAATATTCCCGCATCAGAAATCCTTAAATATCAGTAAGGAGGCCCGATGCGGGTTGTCACCTAGAGGTTTTGCAGAGAATACCATAAATCAAAAGGAAATCACCACTTAACCTTATCCGCCCAAAAAGCGGCAGATAATTTACCTTTTGCGATATTTTCTGCGTGACGAGCTTTGAACGATTTGCGCCTAGCTTTGTCTGCTTCAGACTCCCCAGGTCTTGCAGGAGAGCCGGATACACCTTGTTGACCAAAACGAATCAATTTAACAGTATCACCAGACTTAGCTAAAACAGCATGGCTTTTAGTTGGGTGATCTGGAGTTTTTTTAGGCTTGTTATATCCAGAAAACTGTTCTTTTCCGCGCTTAATCACTTTTTCTTTTTCCTAGCCATTCCAGCTTCAGAAAGCGCAATAGCAATAGCTTGTTTCTTTGACTTAACAACTGGGCCTTTCTTTCCAGAATGTAGACTTCCAGCCTTATACTCACGCATTACTTTAGCTACTTTCTTCTGACCTTTCGTTGCTTTCATATTTGCCTTTCGTAATGGGGCCACCGACTAACCAAGCATCGCAAGTGCGGTCGGCAGCACACTTGAAATGGAACAGTTCACAGTAACCCAATTTAGCTGTTTCAATAACCTGTTCTTCATACTCCATTGGGCTTTTTTCATTACCTTCCATGCCATTTTTAATACATTCAAGCATTTCAGGAGTTTGAATAAAAGCAGCGCAATTCCCACAACGCATGTTTTTTATTTGATCTGTGGGAGCGTTATACATTTTGGCTTTTTTAAGCCAAAACGCATCATTAGGTTCGTTTGGATTTGCAGGCCCGTAACCATACTCTTTAAAAGCATGATTCCTGTTTTTAAGGTTAATTTCTACGTCCTGAGTAGCAATAGGACACTTAGACCCAAACAATCCATTTTCCATAATTAACCCGATTTCCGTGGTCGGCCAACTTTAACTTTAGGGGCTAAAAAAGGGATATTTACCCTTTCTTGCGGATCTTGTTTTTCTTCATCAATACGGACATAACCTGCGTGTCCTTTCATTGACTCAATATCATGCGGTAAAACAAACTCAACAGTATTGCCACTTTGAAGACATTTATAAAGAGCCATATTTCCCTCTCAAAAGAAGGAAGGGCTACCTTTCGATAGCCCCTCCAACTAATTACGCCGGAACAGCCAGAGCGTAGGCGGAGCTAGAAGTAGCCACACCAGAGCTGGCAGACGTACGCATCGCCTTAACACCGTACAGGGTATCGGCGGTGTACAGCGTAGCCAGATATTCCTGTTTGTATTGGGTTTGCGAACGAATACCAACTTGCTCAACCAGAACCATCGAGTCACGATGACCCATCAGGCAGATACGATCGGCACCGCTGTTACCCGCGCCACTGTCGGCGTTCGAGGTAACAAACACGGGCATACCGTACAGATTGCCAATTTCACCGTTACGAATGGTGTTGTTGGAACCAGCCTCACCAACGAACGCTTGCTCAGTGTAACGAGCCAGGCCCATCAGCGTGTTGCGGCTCGACGGCGGGATGATGAAGAAACGACCGTCCATCGG